CTTGTGCTAAAGATTATTTAGGTGAAATTAAAAATGAGACGTTTTTAAATGAAAAAGCCAAAGAATGGGGAATTGACCCAAAAGCAGACATGTGGAGGCTGCCTGCGGGCTACGTAGGCTTCTATGCTGAGCAAGATGCAGGGTTAACCTTACGTTTATGGCAAGTGCTAAAAACAGAGCTATCTAAGCAGTCCCTGCACGATGTTTGGGAAATGGAGATGGAATTATTGCCTATTTTGATCGATACGAGAAGAAGAGGAATAAGAGTTGATGAAGAGAAGGCAAAAACATTAAAAAAAGAATTTGTAAGTAAAGAAAAAACAATTTTACAAGATATCAAAAAACAAACTACTCTTGATATAGATATTTGGGCAGCAAGAAGTGTTGCACAAGTGTTTGACCGAATAGGTGTTGAATACCCACGGACAGCGAAAACTGACGAACCAAGCTTTACACAAAACTGGCTAGTAAATTGTGATAACCCGATAGCGCAACTAATAAGAGAAGCAAGAGAAATAAATAAATTTCATTCAACATTCATAGACTCCATTCAACGTTATGTGCACAAAGGTAGAATACATTCAGAAATAAATCAACTAAGATCTGACCAAGGTGGAACAGTGTCTGGAAGACTATCGTATTCTAATCCAAACCTACAACAGATCCCAGCACGTAACAAAGAATTTGGAGATAAAATTAGAAGCTTGTTCCTACCTGAAGAAGGTAGACAATGGGGTAGTTTCGACTACTCACAACAGGAGCCTAGGCTTGTTGCTCACTACGCTGCATCGGTCAATGATAATTTTGAAGGTGCAGCGGAGTTCATAGAAGCATACAAAAATGAATCTGCTGACTTCCATCAGATTGTAGCTGATATGGCAGGTATCACTAGAACACAGGCTAAAACAATTAATCTTGGATTATTCTATGGTATGGGAAAAGCCAAATTAGGTAAAGAATTAGGTATTACAAAAGATAGAGCTGAAGCATTACTTAGACAATATGGAGAAAGAGTGCCTTTTGTTAAGAAATTAGCTACAGATGTATCTAGCTCTGCTTCTAAATATGGCTTTATTCGAACAATAGGGGGTCGTAGATGCCGATTTGACATGTGGGAGCCTGCTACATTCGGAATGAACAAAGCCATGCAGTATGAGGAGGCTAAGGCGATTTATGGAAATAACATTAGGAGGGCTTTCACTTACAAAGCCTTAAACAGATTGATCCAAGGATCTGCAGCTGATCAAACAAAACAAGCGATGATCAATTGTTATAAAGCAGGTTTTAAACCATTATTACAAATTCATGATGAACTTTGTTTTTCAATTAATGAAGAATCTGACATTACTGCTGTCAAAGATTTGATGGAGAATGCAATCGATACATTAAAAGTACCATCTAAAGTAGATATTGCACTTGGTAAATCCTGGGGCGAGGCCAAAGAATAATTTAGAGCGCAGAAGTCTTAAGGTAAAAGTTTAATTTTTTTTAAGCTAGATTAAAACTTAACTAGCTATATCTAGAAGACCTTTTTTTGCGTCTTCCACACTTTGATCATTGATCTTTTTTCTTAGATCTTTGATTTTTATATCCATCCACTTCATATCAGTAGTCACTCTACCCTGCGCTAACGCTTGGTTGGCCCACTTGGACTCCAACTGAAGTTTTTCCGATATCAACTTTTGTAGTGCCATTTCGGTCTACCTCCTCAAAGGTTAAGAAAAGGACATTGGGATCATGGAAACCAGGGCCTTCTCTTTCTGTTACGTCACCTGAGTCAACCTTCTTTACAAAATACTCAAGCACGGCCTTATCGTTCTCAGCCTCAAGCATCTCATCGACATATATATTTTTATAGTTTGCTTGGACGCGATATAGCTTCATGAGGTATTATATATCAAAATGTGACATTATTGCAATACTAAGCTGTATCAAGAGGGAGGCACTCAAATCTTATAGCTAATTTTTCATTATTTATTCGATCTAGACCATATTCTTCATCTTCTACAAGTAATTTAAGAGTTTTTTGAGAGACTGCGTATCCTGCTATTGCACAATCGTAATGATTTGTGAACTGATACCCTGAGATATGTGGATCCATACACTTACTAGTTATCATACTGCATAAATGTAATATTAAAATGTACTTCATTATCCTATATTATCCTACCTTATTATTTACTTGCATATCCCATGAAAATGTTTATATAAAGACACACTATTAAGTGTAACAAAGAGGAGGCCTTATGGCAATAACAACAAAGTGCGACTCATCAGTGTTTTTGATTTGGAGTGAGAAGATAAATCAAATCTTATCACGGCTACCGAAAACTACCATTGATGGCCAACCGCTGGAATATCAAGATGACGAGTACCAAGATACAATGAGAAAATTGCAACAATGTTCAATGAATTTTGAGGACATGCCAATTTATCCCATTAACGAAACAATCGCAAATAAACTTATACAAGATCAACAGAAAGGCGCTGATGAACAACCTGATAGTTAAAACTATTATTTGTGCAGTTATGTTTTTAGTACCTGCAAAAATTTTACTAATTATTTTTGGCGGAGCCTTTTATATGATGTTCTATTAACCAAGGAGGAAAAGATATGAACAAAGCTATACACAATAAATTTTTTGAAACTACTAATTATAGTAAATTCAAAAAGACTAGAGGTAACAGACCTGTAGATGAAGCACACGTGCAACAACTTAAGAAGTTGATTGAAGAAAAAGATTTATACGATCCAATTCGTGTAAACAAAAATATGGAAGTCATTGATGGCCAACATACATTAGAAGCTAGAAAACAATTAGATCTAAAGATTCCATATATTATTATGGACTCTGATGATCCATTAGATGTGGCTAGACTAAACACAGGTCGTAAGAACTGGTCCATGGAAAATTATTTGGATCAACACTGTGCAAGAAATAAAATGGACTACAGAATTTGTAGAAACAAAATGCAACAGTATGGAATTAATGTTGCAGAGATGGTGGTTCTTTTATTAAAACAAACTTCACTGTGGTCAAGAATCAGTAATGATTTTAAGACAGGACGATTTGTTATTCCTGCAGGAGGTATCGAACATGCAGATCGTATTGGATCTCAATTGATGCAATTGAAAAAATATTTTTATGGTATGGAGTCACCTAAGAATAAAAGATTCAAACGTTCAATGGTCGTGTCTTATATTGTAGCTGACAAACATCCTAAGTTTGATCATAGAAGATTTAAAACTGCTTGTAAGAGTAAGTCTTCATGGTTTTTAACAGGTACATCCACTGCTGACTATATTGCGATCATTGAAAGAATATATAACGCAGGTCTAACTCAAAAAAATAAAATTAATTTAGTTGAGTTTTATAAATCTAAAGAGTATCAAGAGAAATAGGAGAAACAATGGACGTAAACAAATGGAAATCAATTGCTGTTGATATCGAATCATACACAATTATTAGGGCTATGGGGGAGAATGGCCTTAGGAACCCAGGCAACATGATAAAGAAAATGGTATCTGACACTATTAAAAAGATAGCTAAGAAGGAAGGTGTTGCTGAAGTTAAAATGAAAGAGAATTTACTGAACCAAGGAAAGAAACTCTTGAAGTAAGTGATAGACACTTAGATGTGCATCGGTTGGTGTTGGAAAGGGCCCGCGAGAGTGGGCCTTTTTTTTACTTGCAATCAAAATTTAAATAGTTATTAATTAAATAGTATTCCTAAGCCTAAATGAAATAAGTGGGGCTTTCAAAACACTTTATTTTCATAGAACAATTAACACTCAATTTAACTTTAATTAAAAGGATTATTTTGTGGGTAAAGCTATTAAAAAGAGTAGCGAAGAAGCATTAAACCAGGCGTTGGACAAGCTAGTGATGGTGTGTCCAAACAAAAAAACTTATGATGAGTTAACTAGTTTGATGTTTCAATTGTATTGTGGAAATGACTTTGGTTTAGGAAATTTCAGTCTTTCTTTCCTTGATAAAATCGAGGATCGATGGCGATCAGGACGTAAAGCTGCAGCGCAAGCTAAAGGCATAAGCCTGGTTGTTAAAAATGCTTAGCCACGGTGTCATTACTACATCCATATCTTTTCCCGCATCGTGGTTATGCAAATGCAAAAAGTACCTAGACTACTAAAACAATCAATTATTATGATGGAGATCATGTCCGGTGAGGACAGGATGTTCTACCTACAGAGAATGTGGGATTTGTATATTGATGTATATGTTAGAACTCCTACAAGAGGTCGAGGCCGTAAGCGTAAGAATGATCCTATAGATAAAAGGAAAGCCTATGAACTGTGCTCCGAGCTTACTAAAATTTTTGGGCATTAAATTGAGCTTAGAGATTGTAAAACCCAAAGCCTTTGCAGAACAAAGATTATTTCAGGCAATACTGGTGCAGGCGTTAGAGGATGCAGTCAACCCATCAGGATTTAAAAAAGAGACATATCATAAGCATGATTCTCATAAATGGTTTGTTAGTAATAGTGAGGACTTTCAGGATGTGTGTTGGGGAGCTGATATGGATCCTGACTTTGTGAGAGGTGAGTACATGAAGATGGTTGATAATGGTAAAATACATTTTACTAAATTACAGTTATCCTGGATCCGGTATCGAGATTTATATAAGAGGTATCGAGAATGTAGTACTAAGGAGGAGAGAAGAATTATTAAGAAACTTATTTTAAAAGAGAATTTAAAAAGATTAGATGTTTAGTCATGGGGGACGAATGAATTTAACTCCTGGGGGGAAAAACCAGAGAGCAATTATTGTTAGACCCCCAGAAGTAATTAACCAAAGTTTATAAGTGTTACAAAACACAATCAAAGTGTACCATAATACCGGATACCGGACAATGGAAAATATCTACTATATAGATTATCTAGACCCCTGACTAATAAAAAGTACCCCAGGGGGTAAAAGAGGTGTCCCTGGTGTCCCTAAAGAGTATTATTCAATTATATCAACACTTTTAGTCGATTTAGTACTGTCCCTGTGGTGTCCCTATGGTGTCCCTCAGGGACACCACTCTTGCGGGAACGCAACCAGGAGTATTTGGGGCTATTACTTTACGATGAAATAATCTATATAATAGAATTATGCGAAAACAATTATTTATGTTAGCTAAGGATAGAGTTAAAAAACTATTCCCTGGAAATAAAGAAAAACAAAAACTATATACTGATGAGTATGATAGTGCAAAAATACATATGTCTCATACATCTGCTGATAGTTATGCAAGAGGTGAGGTGAGAAGAAGATTTACACCTAAAAAACCTAAAGGTAGAAAGTAATGCCTGGTGGACTTAAAAAGAAATCATTAAGAACTGAATTAGATTTAACTCCAAAACAAAAAATGTTTGTTGAAATCTATGTTAAAGATTGGGGTTCTATTACACAAGCTGAAGCATTAAAGCGTGCAGGCTATGTGTGTACCAATGAAAAAGATTATGGATCTGTTGCATCTAGAATGTTATCTAGAAAACACAGCCCCCATATAGCAAATTATTTTGATAAGTTATTTGATCTTGAGAAAAAGAAATATGAAAGTGACAACCTTAGACGATTTAAAAGGTTAGAGAGAATTGCTGACAAAGCCGAAAAAGATAAACAATATGCTGCAGCCATAAATGCTGAGTATAGATCTGGTCAACTAGCAGGTGCTTATGTTGATAGAAAAGAGGTTACTGTTAGTGGTTTGGAGGGT